CTGGATTATCTAAACTAAAACCTTTAGATTTAATTTCATCTATATTCCAATCAAAGGCTCTACCTGCTGATTGCATTTTCTGTAATTTAGATGCAACAGGTGGTGATATTCTTAGTACTTCTAAAATTTTATCTCTGTAATTAGAATTTTTCTTTTGTGATTCTTCGTAAAGCTTTATACTTGTATTTTTCACAACGGTAAATATAGCTCCATATACACCAGTACCTCTAGAAAGACCATCAACCATACCATTTATCGCTTTTGGTACTTTTTCATCTAAAATACTTTTATCTTCTTCATCGTCTTCAAACATTAAAGCGAATAAAGCTTGTTGCATGTAGTTAAAAATAAGGTTTTGCATAACACCGTAATATAATATCCTAGATAAATTAGTTTTTGCATCCCCTCGGCCATTCTTAATATCGCTAGCTGATTTCTTTATTATACGTGCATATTGAGCCGGAGTGTTAGCAAAAGCTAGCACAATACGCCCTAATGGTCCAGCTTGCTCCTGGCTAATTTTATCAGGTCTACTTGACTGCTGAGACTCTTCTGCTATCTCTCTAAAGTCTCGCATCGCTTGTTTATTTGCAGCTATAGGGTTCATGCCTCCTTTTACTAAAGAATTAAGTCTATTCCTATAGAAAGTAGATCCACCAGATGCAATAGCAAAACTATCTGCTAACTGTGTAGGTGTAAAACCTAATTTAAGTAATTTATTAATAACACCTCTAACCCCACTCTCCTTAGCCACGTCAGCAATATCTTGTTCATTTACATTTATCTTCAAGCCATCACGTCTTTCAACCAAGAAATCAGAGTTCCATAATGTTTTAAAATCACTCCAGAATTGAGGTTGATTAGCAAAAGCTTTACCGGCCGCTATAACATTATTGTCGCCAAAGTTTATAAAGTTAACTGCAGATATTAGCTGTAAAGTAGCAGATCTAGTATTAAAGAACATAATAGCAGCCGTAGATCCATTTATCCAGTCAGTGAAACGCTCCACCTGTTTATTACCAAAACCTCTGTTTCTACCACTCTTCATTCTTTTTAAAATATCCTTCATAGCTTCTTTATAAGACTCACCAAAAGCAGCTTCTAGCTTGTTTAGATTTTTAGGAGAAAATATAATGTCTACATTTTGTTGCCATAATTCTAAATACTGTTTTCTACCAGTGGTATTTAAAGACTCTAAAAGGTCAGTTGTAATAGTACCAGTGTCCCATTTTTCCGAAGGTTTTACATAAGCTCTACCTTTATTAAGTTTCATTATTTCTTGAGCAAATAACTTTAATTTAGGATCAGATTCCACTAACTCAACTAACTCAGCAATATCTGCTTCAGATAAATCTGGTGTTTTTTCACCTATTTGTTCCCATATATATACGCGTACAGCTTGTTCTCTTGTAAAAAGACTATCTTTTACTTTTTTCTTAAGGTTTTTAGGTACAATTTTTAAATCTCTTTTTAAAGCTCTAAAGTCTCTACCTAAATTGTTTCTATCTCTAGTTATATTCTCAACTCCTCTAGCATAAGGATCTATTAAATTATCTTTATACCATTTCATTTGAGAATTACCAACACTACCTTCACCTAAAGTAGCATACAATAAACCCATAAAATCTTCTGCCGACGGAGGAATAAAGAAGTTAAACCTACCTTTTTTCTTACCCATTAAGCCGGCCTTAACACCTGCAATTGTTTCACTAGAAGCAATACCGGTTTTATTTTCTATTATATCATTAAACTCTTTATCAAGTTTAGGCGCTGCATTTTTAGAGAATTGAATTTCAGCTTCATTAATCTCATTATCTAGCTCACCCATTCTATCTAAAACATCTTGATTTGTAAAATCACCTGTTAACCTTTGTGATTCAGGTAACATGTTATTATTAGATTTTGCAGCTTTATCTACAGATTTGCTAAGTGAAATATAAGACTTTTTAATTTCCTCTAATTCAGCCATCCTGTCAATAACAACATCACTAACCCCATCTGTAATCCTCTCTGCGTAATACTCAATTGATTCTTTTACGAATCTACCGCTGATTGGATACCTTAATATTATATTTTTTTCAGTTACTTTTGGTGCTGTAGGTGATTTACCATTTTTACCAACTACTACAGTCTCCTCTATATAAGTATCTTTGTTTAATCTTGTATGTGAAACCGTGCGTTTTGTAACAATATTACCTGTTTTTAAATCTTTAACGGTTGATACTGATGAACTAAACTCTCCATCATTGTATTTACTTTTAATGATATCGACAGCTTTCCCGCCATTGTTCATTCTGGTCCGTTGAACTTTTGTTGATGAAGAAATTTTACCATCTTTGTAAACTTTTTGCTCAGTAAGATTTTTATCCGCATCGTAAAGCTTAAAATCACTTGTTCTGCTCATAAAGTCACCTTCACCGTATCCAGTAATATCACTACCACCTTTAGAATTCATTGAACCAATAATCTTATACCCTGTAGCTTTGTCTTTACCTAAATCAATTGTTAAGTCAGGAGTAGGGGTATCAAACCTATCCCACCAGTTAGGATCTTTTTCATAATCATAAACACCAAGTTCAACCATTCTTGTATCTCCTTCTCCTCCATCTCTAAAAGATAATAGTTTACCGTTTTGGAAAGCTATTTTATAACCCGCACCATCACCATCTATATTATACTGTTGCCAATGAGTCCAAGCTTCTTTCATTACATCTAGATCTTTTGGGTCAACCGCTCTAGAAACAACCCATTTTCCTACTCCTTCTTCGTACGCAATAGTGTTATCAGTGTCCCAGTAATCACGAAGAGTTTCTGAGTGCTCTTTAGCTTCTAATTTAGTATCAAAAACTTCAAGTGTATCTCCTTTAGACCTAGCTATTAAGCACCAAGGATTAGAGTTTTCACCCCAAAAGCTGTCAACTATGTTTCTAACTGCTTTTTGGCCTTTTTTAGAATCTACAACGTCATAAATAACTATACCGTCATCCATTTCTTGTTTGTTGCTAAGTTCTGGCACGTTGTCTGGATTTATTTTTTCCGTTCTAACTTCTTCGGTGAATTTGTTTATTAACTCATCTGGATTTGCGTAAGCATACGGATCTATTTTATTCTTATTAGACAATCTAACAACCTCTTCTATTTTATAACCATCTTCAGGAAATCTAGTATAACCATTAACTGTATAATATAATGCTAATTTCTTGTACTTAGGTTTTTTGTTTTCTGGAACATTTAATTCATCAGCCCAATCCAATAAGCTTTCAACTTGTTTAGGTATGTTTGGTAGATCTGGTCTTTTTTTCCTTAAAATACTCTCGTACTCAGCTCTTTTTTTCTTAGAGAATTGTATTTCTAACAAAGAATTATGATTACTACCAGGTTGTAAGCCAAGATTATTTATTATTTCTTGCTCTCTTACTACTCCTTCAATATTTTTACTAAACATTAAACTAGATTTACCAGCACCTAGATCGGCTTTAGCCTGATTACTATCTAGTTTAGATCTACCAACAGTGTTGATCACATTGTCGATATACATCTTAGTTAATCCAGTTAGTATGCTTCCAAACTCAGTTCTAGCTTCACCTTTAATAGGTATACTTAAAGTTCCTTTGTTTATTCCAATTAAGCTTTGTAGTTTAGCTACAGAACTAGGTGATATATTACCTGTAAATTCAGGTTTTAATTTATAAACATCTGTCTGAGTAGTTTTACCAAGACTTCTTCCGTTGGGACTGGATATACCAGGAATCGCGCCATCTACTTTATCATAAAATATTGCTAAAACCTTAGGATTAATACCTATTGATCTTCCATAAGTATCTCTAGATACGTCTATAGTTTCACCCTGCTCATTTACAACTGTCTCTTTAGTAGCGATATTGTAATCTGGCATTGTTTTTATAAACTTTCTAACATCACTATCGTTCTTAAATACGTTCTGCAGAGAATTAGCCTCTGAAGACCCACCGCTTTTATCGTATTTTAATGTAGCATTACCTCTAGCTTTCTTACCGCTTATACCAAATATAGCCTCAGACACTTTGTCAAAGAATTTATTGTTTAAACTTTTGAAGTTAGGTCTTTCACCTTCTTTTATATCTATTACGTTTTCTACAGCTTCTAGTATCGAAGGATCACTTATAGGACCAAAGCTTGTAGCTTTTATCATCTTCTGAGTAGAATCTTTTAAATCGCTAGGTTTGCTGTCGCTTCCATATAACGTATTAACATCACCTGACATTTCTTTAACAGATCCAACACCACCTGCTTCTACATCAAGACTTTTATCAGCTATCTTTCTAAACTTTTCGTAAGTCTGCTGAGCCTTGGGTGCTATGTTATTATATACCCAGGTTGAAAACTTAGAATCTCCAGGTTTATAAGACTCTATTATTCTAGGTAGAAATTCTCTTAAATAATCTTTAACTTCGTCTCTATCATAATCTCCTTTTCTAGTATCGTACTTTATAGCTCTTAAAGCCATGTTATCGAAAGACTCAACTAAATCAGCTTCAGCTTTTGCTTTTTCTTTGATAGAAGTATCTTTTGATTTTATAGTTTCTATTAAACCTTCGTTATCGTATACTTTTTTAGGAGCTGATTTTTCTTTAGTTGAAGATTCTTTTTTAACACTAGATTTTTTAGCTTGTCTTATTTTTAATTCTAAGTTAGATTTTTGAGCATCAAAGTCTCCTTCGTCCATCTCAAATTCTCTGTCTATTAAATCTTCTAGTTCAGTGTTAAGTTCTGAAACTGATTTAGATAAACTAACACCGCTCACTTTACCATCCCCATCTTTACCTGCAAGTGCTTTCAAAGATCCTTTAAAATTACCCTTACTGTAAGCCTTGTTGTAATCTTTTATAAAGTTTATAACCCCCTCAGCTTTATCGAATCTTATGTTTCTAAGGCCTAAGTCTTGAAAAATTCGTCTAAAGAAATCCTGTATTTTTGTTATACTAGACTCATTTAGTTTTACCTCTTTGTTAGTTACAGCCTCTGAAAATAAAGGAAGAATTTCTTCAAAGAACTTGTCAGCAGTAATTTTATCATCAGTAGCATAGCTTTCTATACGTGCTACAATATTTGAGGAAGATGAAGAGGATGCTAGTATTTCTTTTAAAAGCAATTCCCCAGCCTGTTGAACTAGCTCTGGTTTTGATGACAGAGAAGCTTTTAGGAATTTATGTAAAAATTCATGTTGACCAGTTGTAACAACTCTATCACTAAGTGCAGAAGCTTTGTTTATAACTAAAATTTCTTTACCATCAGCATCCACTACAAATGTTCCGTAAGAATCTTTAGTTTCTTTAGCGTACTCCTTAGACTGACCAACGCTTATTAAAAATTCTTCCATCTTATCATCGGCAGATCCATCTTGATCGTCTTCAAATATCTTGGTTTCATCTACTTTTTGACCAATAGAATTTAAAGACTTTGCAAAATTACTTACATCTTTATCAAATCCTTCAGTTATACTTCTTTTTATACTGCTGTTTTCTATTTCACTATCAATTTCTTTAATTCTATCGTTTATAGGGCCATGGAAAGAAGAGTCTGTGTTTTTCTTCTTCTCTATTAATTTCTTTTTCTGAATTAACAATTCTATCTGATCAGATGAAACGTCTTCTGGAGCCGTATTCATAACGCTAGCAACGTCTCTAACGAACACTCTGGCTTTATTTATATCTTCTATAAGGCTAGGATCTGTAGCCGTCTCTAGCATAGTTTTAAAGTATAAATCCGTGGATTTTAAGTTGTTAAATATACCTTTATATATTTGTGCTTTTTGAGCGTTGTAAGTATTTTTAGCACCAGTAAGACCAATACCACCGCTAAGCATAAAAGTTCCAGCTATTAAGTTTATTTGCTCATCAACGAATTCATTTTGCTTTAATGCGCCTAAGCCAAAAGCCATGTCTGTAATAATGTTCATTCCAAAAGTAACCTCCTCTTCGAGAAGTTCTTTAAACATATTCCCTGTGTATGTTTTAACTGCTGCTTTAGTACCTTCTTTAGTAGTCAATCCTTTTAAAGAATTAAATAATGCGTTTTTTATTTCTTTACCAGCACCACCTTTTATAAACTTATAATCAGGCATTATAGCTTGAACCAAACCTTCTGTAAAAGAAACAGTTGTAGCATATAAATCCCCAGCAGGACCACTTAAACCTTTTTTGTTTGCTTCTATAGAATTATTCAAAATAGTCATCCTAAAAGCAGCATCACTGGATATAATAAGGTTCTTCATGTTTTGAGCAGACTTTGTTACAGCTCCTGCTTTGGTATAATTTGAAAGCATTTTACCTAAACCCTCTCTATACCCTGTAAATTTACCTTGTTTTACATTTCTGATTATCTCAGCTGTAAAAGGAATCATATTAAAAGCTGTTTTACTCCATGCTCTAGCACTAAACTCCTTAAGGTTACCTTCGCCATCTGTGATGTTAAATTTTTCATCCTTAGAGTCTGGAACCACGTTAAAGTTTAATAAATCACCCCAAGTATCCCTCATAGAGTCAAAGCTACTATAAGTGTCATCATCCGTGAACAAGTCTCCAAATGCAGTTGTTACAAAAACAGGGAATCCAACAACTGTTTGGCCAGCTAGTTTCACCATTTCTTGAGCAGTGCCTCCTACTTGATCAACAGCCCAGTTAAAAACTCCATCACCGGAAAAAGCTTCTGTGTATTTTTTTACATCATCAGTTAACTTAAAGTTACTTTTCAAAGCCATTCTAGCTATATCTACACCCCATTGAGCGTTTATAACTTCTTGACTCTTATTTAAAGACTCTTGCTTGCCTTTATATCTATCAGAAGTTTGTTTAAACGTATCTTTTAGAGAGTTGTATTGTTCTAATAAACCATTATATTTATCTAAAGTCTCTTGAGTGTAGCCAGTTGCAGGTTTATTGTTTTTTATAAGATTCATACTTCTAACTAAAGATGATTCTTGTCTTTTTAAATCACCAAAAACATCTTCAGTTTCTAGTTTTAAAGCATCGTATTCTTTACTTAATTCTTTACGTACTTCTAATATTTTAGGTATTCTGTATTTATTTATTAAAGCTTCCTTATCCTGCAAGTTCATCTTGCCTTGCGCTAGCTTCTGTAAAGTTCTAACGTCTTCACCTCCAGCGATAGCTCCTTCTAAACTGTCTTCAAGCTCTATTACCTGTGAAGGCACATCGGTCTTAGCATCGTTTATCCAGTTGCCAGAAATAGCTTGCAGTCCTTGTTTGAAAAGCCCTTGAGAAAAAGGAGTATCAAAAGTGTTACTCGTATTTCCTGTGTCTTTTCTTAGTTGTTCTATAGCTTTATCTTTTAATTTAAAGTTGTCATCAAACTTATATATTTGCTCTTTTTCAGCTTTAGCTTCTTCATCAAATTTGTCTGACTGATCATCTATATATTGCCTAGCATCTTCCCAAGTATCAAACACATCACCTTCTAAACCGTCTTCCGCGTAGTTAGTTGCTAATTTAATTAATTTTTGTTTAGCTTCAGGTGTCTTCTTTAATGTCTTCTTTATTTCTTCATAATCTGTTATAACAACTCCAGAGCTATTTTTTCTAAGCAGGGTTTCACCCATTGGACCTTTTTCAATATAGTCATCATCAGTTAAATCCATTATAGAACCAGGTTTATTACCTGTTCTTTGCTCGTAATTGAAACTAGCCTGCTCGTTTGACAGTGGCTCCGAAGAACCATTTTCCGATGCTGAATCCATAGCTGTTACACTTGCATCCTCCGTTGCAACAGCTTCTGTCTTTACTGGTTTAACTTCTTCTTCAATTAGCACAGCTCCTTCAAATTGTTCAGAACTCTTAAAATCTTCAAGTAAATTTTCAGGTACATTAATTAATTTACCTGATTTCAATCTATAGTATGGCATATTGTTTTACTTTTATTAACTTCTTTTTGTAACTTGATTTCCTCTTTTTTGGTCAACTTTAAAAACCTCAGCTTCGTTTTTTTCTTTTTCAAGCGCTTCAGCTTCTGCTTTTGCTTTAGCATCAGCTTTTTCTTTTGCTTTTGCTTCTGCCTCTTTTTTCTTTTTATCTAACTTAGACGATCTAAAGCGAGTATCATTTCTTAAAGCGTCTTCATATCCTTTTTGTTCTTCTTTTGATAGAAGAGAAGTTCCTTTAGTTCTTTCCGAAGCTCTTAAAAGATTTAAATAAAACCTGTTTCTATCTGTAGAGTCATTCATGTTGTAAACTACATCTTTTGTAAGTTCAGGATTATCTTTATCGTAACCACTAACAGACTCTTTACCAATTGTTATTGTATTTTTTTCTCGATTAAATATTGGTTCTACGCCAACATATTCTTGATACATACCAATAGGGTTTTTCTTCACTTCATTATAAAAATCTTTACCTTTATTAACCGTAGATTTAACACTTTTTTCATAAGGAGTAATACTAGGATTACCTTTAGAAGTGTAATATACTTTTGTAGGTGTTCCATCTTCATTAAGCAAGTCTAATTCAATACCATCAGCTTTATAAGCGGCTACGTCTTCAGGTGTAGCGTCTCTAGTTTTTACACGGTTTTTACCACCAGCACCCATTAGCTTCTGTAAGTCTTTCTCAAACCTTTGCTCCATTAAAAAGCTTTGTTTCATTTCGGGTGTAGCACCAGCCCAGTCAGACTGCTTTATAGTCGGCCAACCAAGTGTATTACTTATATATTTTATTTGTTGATCCAAGGGTAATGCTAATATACCCGCAGCAGAACCTTTCAACTCTGCGTCGTATGCTGTATTATCTCTCAAAGCATCTGGATCAAAATGCTCTTCAGCTGTTCTTTCCACACCGCCTTTAACTCCTCTGCTAGAATACACTACATTTTTATTAAAACCTAAACCAGTAGCATTACCTTTGTCATCAGTAAATCCAGCTATTCTTAAAGATTCTGTAGTATCTCCTTCTGGAGCTATATCAACTATTAAATCACCTTCTTCACCCCAAGTAGCAAGATCTCTTTTCCAAGAAAAGCTACCAACATCGCTGCCTTCTTCAAAGGTTAGATCATCTCTACTTATTAAACCTGCAGCTTCTAGCTCTTTGAACGTTTTGCTTTTTGTATCTATAGATGAATTTATAGTTAACATGTTTCTATATTTACCATCTTCACCTTTAACTCTTGCTAATACTTTCTTACTTGTAACGCCTTCCATTTGTTTACCTAGAAGAGAGTAGGAAGCTACTTGACTTTGAGTATTTTCAAAACCCTGTCCTTGATAGTCCATAGTTTTACCAATCATACCTGTAGTGCTATTAGCTAAGCCATCTAATCCAGATATTATATTACCAGCGCTAGAAACCATACTTGTTTGATAACCTTTAAAATCTGTTACAATTTGACTATAAGCGTCTCTAGTGTCTTTATCTAGGTTAGGATTCATTTTTAGCTCTGTCTGAGCCTCAATAGCACCTATTTTAAAAGATTTACCGTTTACAGTTATTTCTTCTCCAACATTAGCCATCATCTTAGCAGTATCTTTGAATTGCTCAGAAATACTCGGGTCTTTAATACCGCTACTTACTTGTTCTATACCTTCAAGAAACTTTTGAGAAACACCATTAGCTGTAAGTTGCTTAGCTTGTTTTTGTTTTCTTGCAATTTCTTGGTTCTTTTCTTTAGCAGCAGCATAATTATCTATTCCTCTAGCGACGTCTTTTCCAAAACCAGCTATGGCTTGACCCCAGATTTCTCCAGATCTATCAATTATTACTTGTGGGTTTCTATAACTCATGTTTTATTTTATTATTTATTTCAATTAACTCCCAGGTTTAATAGAGCCTAAAACACTAGAGCCAATGCCGCCTACAGCAGACATAAATCCTGCATTAGCTGATGCTCTGTTTTGATTAGCTTGTGCTACGTTTTGATTTTCCTGTGTTATCTTACCTTGTGCAGCGTCTAAATCTGCGTTAGTTCTATTCTCTTGCGCTTGAAATTCAAATTGCTTACCAGCGGCTTCAGCTGACTGTACTCTTTGACCTTCAGATATAGCTATACCTTGAAGTCTTTGAGCTTCAGACATCTTTTGTTGGTTTAGTTGTTGTTCACCTTGAGCTTTTAGTTTTTCGTTTTGAGCTTCTTGGCTCTCTATAGAAGCTGCAACTCCTTTCTTGCTTTGTAAAGCAGCTTGTGCTAATGCCGTTGCTCCACCCGCACTTGCACCCGTAGCCCTTAATGTGTCTAAAGTGTTTGCTAGAGCAATATCACTTTGTTCCATTTGAATCTCAGCCGCTTGAGTTGCAACACCTAGTTGAGCGAAAGGATTATTTAAGTTTCCGCTTAAGTCCTTTGCCATACCAGATAAATCAGTTACACCTGCAAAAGGATTAACTATATCTTGCCTAGAGTTTTTTATTGACTCCATCTTGGCTTCAGCTCTTCCTTTAGCCGACCTCGCGTGCTTAGCGTCTTTTTTTGCTTTACTCGCTGCTGTAGCCGCCCCAATTCCTGAGGCTAAAAGACTAGCTCCCGCTACTATACCAGTTATTACTCCCATTTCCTAAATTTTTTTAATTATTTCATACGATGGACTTTCATCTACCGTGTACCCTAGTTTTTTATGTTTATCTATAAGGCTTTTGCTTCTACCTATGCTAAGAATCAATTCAAACCCACCTTCAATTCCCCATTCTTCTAATGAGGATATTAATAGTTCTATAGCTTCTGATTTATTTTTTTCTTCTGGATTTCCTACAATCCACTCCATCCAAGCTATCTTTGAGTTTGTACCATATAAAAAGCCAGCTACAATAGGATTACCATCTCTTTCGATCATAATACCACCTGTGCCGTTTTCTGGTAATAAGTTTCTAGCTAATGGCACCCAATCTGGCCAAGACTCCCACCATTTTACTAATGTTTTGTAGTCATCATGTTGTAGTCTTCTTTTACTTAATTCCATTTAATTATATTTAGTATGCTGATTCAACATAATCTGAAGATACTGCGAACAATTCCATTGGCCCTGTTCTACTAGTTGTATCTGATTTTATAGTTACAGTAGCAATGTAACCTTTTACACCTGTCATAGAATTACCAAATACAACCTCTCCTTGAGTAGCAGCGCTGGCATTAACTAAGTTAGTCATATACTTACCTTCTTTTTTGTTAAACCCAGCATAATATGTATAACCAAAATCCCCTATATAAGCTCCATCATTGTAGCTTAACACAGGTGATATGGTATCTCTTAATTCAAAAGATCTATTTGCATTGAAAGAGGGTACTTCCCAGCCGTTAGAGCCTTCGTAATTAATTGTTTTAAACACTTTAGATACACTAGGTGAAGGGTTAAATACAAATTGTATAGATGAATCGTACTGAACTCCATAGAAGTTGTTTCTAGGCTGAGCTGGGACGTAGTGTTTATAAAGCTTATCGTCTTTAAATGTGTAGTAATTACTTTGAACACTAAAAACTTGATCTGGTTGATAAGAAAAAAAGCTAGGAAACCCTAATATTCTTTCGTCAAATGATAAAGTTATTGAATTGGGATCTGGATTTGGTTGTGGATTTTCAGCTACGGTTTGTTTACTTTGTTGTAAAGATAGTACATATTGCTTAGTATATATATCAAAACCTCCAATAGCTTTACCTTTACCAAATATGCCATCTAAAATACCAAATTGATCCCTAAAGTAATCAACCATACCATAATTAGATATTTCTGTTATACCGTCCCTAGATAACCTTAAAACAGAATTTCTATTTTTATCGGTAAAATATTTTCTATAACCATAAGTTGCAAAGCTTTCTGGATTTTTACTAATACCAAATTCACCCGCATAAGGCTGTATTGCTCCTATAACTAAATTAGAAGAAGTAACTGTACCTCCTCCTTCAGCGGAGTATATAGCGTCTTTATCTATTAATGCTCTAGATACTTTAGATTCTTGAAATATAACTAAATTAGTATCTTCTGCATATAGTTTTTGTATAGAGCCGTTAACAGGGTCAACAGATTTAGTTATGTCTTCACCTACAGAAAATACATTTGTATTATTTATACCTGTTCTAGAATTATATATACCAGAGTATATCATTGTATTAATTCTAAAAGAAGCGTTAGGATTATCTTCAACTAAGTAAGCTTTTACTCCGTAGTCTATGTTTGTATTATTATAGCCGCCTCTTATTCTAGCCTCTTCTATAGCCCAGCTACTTCCATCATCTAAAGGTGTTACACCACTAATTGGAGTAGACCCAGAAACACCAGTTGGCACACCAAACGAGCCATTCCAAACCGGGGCGTCTGGAGTTAGTGCTGTATCTACTGTTTTCTTTAAAAGAAAAGCGTTAAAGTAACTTACTTCTATTATTGCTCCCATGTTTTTATTATTACTTATTTAAAGTTTTAGTTACATCGCATTAAATGAACATCTTATATAAGACATCCTACAGAGGATGTAATCCTAAGTCCAGCAGTATTAAACTTAGCTAAATACGACCCGTTATTATAACCTTCTTGATTAACCCCGCTTATTCTAAACTTACGAGTAACCTCTGCGATAAAAGTAGCTTTAATAGTCATAGCTTGATCAGTATAAAGCTGAGTTACGTATTTAGCTATAAATTCTCTAGCATAATATGTAGATTCACTAGTAGCGCTACAAACAGCGTTTACGTTTGCAGTTGTAACTTTATATTCATTGCTTCCTGATCCGTTAGGTCCTCCATAACTAGCGTCTCCCATTGTTATTGAATTCTCATCTACGGTTTGGTTATTATCATTTGAACAAGGAGAACTTGGGTTATAGCCAGTGCCTGTGTCGTCCCAAAAGTTACCAAGAGTTATTCTGTATTCGCCATCGGTTTGCCCGTCTTGGCTCCCGTTAAAAGCAAATATTCTATAACCATTAGTATTAAACATGGTGCCATTTGATACTTGATACTGAAAAAGTGGCTGTGGATACGGAAAAATTGAAGAGGCTTCTAAATCACCTACAGTAGAACCGTTAATTCCAGGTACAAATCTACAGTCATCTTGTGTGCCATCCGCTTTTAACGTTTGTCCAAAATTTGCTAATTCCCCATTTATGTCTTTAGCTGGTTGCCAATTAGAACTAAACAATGTATTTCTCCATTCCACAGAAGCAGATGTACGTGATGTCTTGTTATTAAAGGTGGTATTCGCTATAGCTACGTAAAAAATAGCATTATCACTCGCTTGAAGCCAATCTCCTTTACGTTCTTTTTTCCATATGTAATTAAGTGATGGATCAGTAATTGAAGGACAAACCACGCCATTTATAGGGTTAGAACCAGAGGCGGGTGTAGAGGTAGTCAATTGTCGATATCCTAAATCCAAAACATGAGTATTGCCGTCTAAATTATTATATCCCCCGGAAGCATTAGGATCTGTGAAGTAATAAGTTAACATAGCTCCATTTGCTTGACCAATCCCGCCAGGTATTGTTTTAGGTATTTTAAAATCATCATTAATTTCAGCAAACCCAAAAATAATAATTATAGTAGCTTGAACAACGCTTCCCCCTGCGTCTGTAACGCTAACAATTAAAGTGTAAACACCAGCAGCGGAATTGTCTTGGTTTGCTAACTCACCGGTGCTAGAGTCTAAAGTAAAAATACCATTAGGGTAATTAGCGTTATTAACGTTACCACTAACAATTGACCAAACAAGATTCAAAGTTGATTGCCCCCCTAAAGCGTTAGATCCATTTAAACCCGCTAAAGTAACTATAGTACCCGTTTCTCCAGTTGTCTTAGATATAGTTTGATCACCGCCTGTAATAGATGGAGCTATATTAGTAAGACTACCAGTTGTCGTTAGAGTTCTTGGAGTGCTTGGAGGAGCGGTAGTGGTGTCAATCACTTCAAGGTTAAATATATAAGATTCATTAGTGTTAGCGTTAGGACCAAAGTATTGATAGCCATCAACAAAACCGCTTCCATCAGTCGCTGCGGCTATATTAAGCTTATAAGAGTCAAAACCACCACTACTTCCAGCGCTTACTAAAATCCACTCGCCAGTTCTGTCGTTGCCAGCTGTGTCTTGAACACTTGTAAGGGTAACCGTTGAGTTAACTATACCTGCTCCAGCTACATCTAAAGGATAGAAGTTATTAGTAACAGTCTGTCCTAAAGGCATACTTTCGTTTTGTGTAAGACTAAAAAAATTAAAATTATAAGCACCTCCAATATCCTCAGCTACAGAAGTGTTTAACTCAGATATCAATCCACTTGTCGATGTTTCAAAATAGAAGTCTAATCTAGAAAGATCAGGCTCTGTTTCAAATACAGTTAAGTTTTCTATAGCAGCATACTCAGGATTACCTGTAGTATTTATATTGGTATTCAATAAACCAAAAGGCCTAGTTGTAGTTATTTGAGCTACTAAAGGATCTGATTCTGCTTTGTAAAAAGGAAAAAATGGACTTTCATTAGATGTTACTGGAACAGGAGAGGTAGCGGTTCCAACTAATTCATCTACATCGAAAAGACTACGTAAGTCTTCAATAGAAGAAGTGGTGTCTGTTAATCTTCCAGGGTAAAATTGTTGATTACCTACAGCTACTGTTTCGTATTCTGTATTTTCTACCCTACCTATTAATCTAACTGATGATCTAAATTGCCTCTGCAACGGGCCCACTTCTGATAAATCCCTAGGAACTTTGTTTATATTATCGTTTAGTAACGTGATATATGAAGTGTTTAAGTCTTTATTAACATTTTGAGGACTACCTTTCATAGCTCCAGCGTTATAGACATTGTAGTAATCTTGTTCTTTTTGCTGAACAACAACTTTATATGAATACCAGCCTAGCGGATTATAATCTAAGCTAGTTGCATCGTTGTTGTATAAGCCAGGAGTTCCGGTTAGTAAATTTTTAGTACTAGATATAATATCGTTAAAAAGTATTTTTAAAGAATCTCCAGCCCATTCCGACGGAAGATTGTCTGCTTCTGTTTGATAAGGAGAAAACACAGTTGAAGAACCAAAACCTGAAGCTGTTAAAGAACTATCGTTATTAGAAAGTATAGTAGATGATTGTCTTCCGAATTTATCAGATAGTACTATACCTGCTTGATAGTTTCTGTTTTGTTTAACTGTTGAGTTAGGGTATTCTACTACTACTTTACTACTAAATGGATCGTTTTTAGGGTATTTTTCTGATACAGCTACTTGGTAATCTATAAATTCGGGAGGCGTATGTTTGTTTTGAAAGTTTCCATAAACAACCCTATTGCTTATAATTTCTTGAGAAAAAGCTCTAACTGGTATCTTGTCGTAAACTCTTATTAAATCTTTAGAAGGAAGTGTTTTAAAAGGCTTAGTAGATTCATAAACATATTCGTATATATTATTATTGCCAACAGAAGCAATAGTTTCAATTGGTATTGTTTCTACTACTTGAACAGCTAAGCCATCAGATTCTTTATATAATACATCAATAGCGGTTATTTTAAAAGAAGAGGTATTAGATGCTAAATCGGAACCGCTGGAAGGTAAAGGTATTTGAAGATCTATTTTTGTAACTTTGTTTTCCATAAACTGCACTACAGTGCTGGAAAAAGTTTGTTTTTCGTCGTTATTTATAAAGTAACCGTCTTGCTTTGGAATAAAGCATGGTTGCGTGAAAGGAGCAAATATAGAGTTTTCTCCATCATCGAATTGAAATCTATAACTAAATCTAACAAACTTATCTTCTAAGAAGTCAGGATCACCTCCAAATGTAGAATCGTAATATGGGTTTAAAGTTCCAAAAGTTAATGCTACATTGTTCTTAAGACTTTGAGCAATATTTACCTCAAGGTCTGGAGCCGTATAGCTTACAACTGTTGTACCCGCTACGACGCCTGCACCAGATACCGTTGCTCCTGCGGCTATAGATCCAATTACATTATCTATTGGAATTGTAGTTGTTACCAAGACGCCTCCGTTTGTCAAAGCCGAACCGCCATTGGGTAATGTAGGGGTAGATACATCATACATTGAAGTTTCTAATCCAACAAACTCAATAGTATCGCCACTACCTAGATTTTGAACTTTGTTAACGGTTATATCACTACCGCTTATACTTTCTACTACGGTACCAGTTTTTACACCTGTTCCAATAACACCATTACCAATTTGAACACCAGCGCTTGAATTTACTGTTAATATATTTGTAGTAGATAATACTGTAAGTGCTGTTGAAAGAACAATAGCTCCCGTTTGGGTACTAGCTTTAATAACCTTAATGCATTCGTATGGATTATATTTAGCCACTGATATCTGATCCTCGCTAACGTAATAGGTTGGAGTAATATTGTTAGCTATTGGATTAGCATTAGTTACATTTATTTTTCTGGGTTGGTTTCTATTATCTGTAAAGAATAACAGCTCCTCTAAGAGGTTTACACCTATTATTGGACTAGTTGTTGAGAAGTTTAAAAAAGCTCCTCTAACAAGCACTCTGGTGTCTAGAGTACTTAAATTGTGTTTGAATATAAAGTTTTTAGCGTCAGGGCTATAAGCTATAGCGTTGGAGCTGGAAATATCTGTATAGTTTGTAAAAAAAGAATATACATCATTTCTGAATTCATCAACAAAGAAACCAATACATTTTATATCAGTAGCTGAAACTATAGCTCCAAAATCTGTTTTTGGGTTAAAATTATTTCCTAGTACATTTTCTAAGGCACCAACGTCAGATGCTTCAGATTTACTAACCTGTACGTTTAAAGCGTCACGGTATTCTCCATTAGGTAATAATCGATCATCAAGATCTTTGTTCATCTTGGACTTAATGAATGCGTTTTTAACTTCAGCCATTTAATTTATGATTTTATCCATTTAGATTTACCTCTCATTACTTGAACTATCTGGTCAAGCTTTATGTTAGATAATCTTATTTTAGCGTTTCTAAGCTTAGCACTTTTTTCTCTTTTTAATCTATTAACAACGTACTCGGGTTGATTTATTCTTGATGCAATTACTGCATGACTAATATAAGCGTACATGGCATCTTCAGCCATCTTAGGAACCTTAGTATCTAAGTCGTATGATAAGCCATCTGATATGTATTCTAATACAATCAATTCACCTGCTAAATTACTTGAAAAAGACATTTTGCCTTCTCTATGATTTATAGTAAACCATCCATTTGTTTGAGAATACTGAGGGTCCATACCGTAACGCTGACCGTAACCCATACCAAATTCTTCCCACCTAAGAGAATCATATTGATTATTGTATAGTTGAGGTGTTAAATTACCATTTACTATGTTGTCATTAGCGGAAGCCCATCTAGCCTCTGTTATCGATGTACCCTCTAAGTTTTCTCCAAAGTTGTCTTGAGTTGGAACTCCAACACTGTCTTGAAGAGGTATTGCTCCAGGATTGATCGTTAAGTTATTTGCAGGGTATATAGGTCTTTTAACACCTAAAGCGTCTATCCAAGATGCTTTAACGTAGTTGACATAATCTTGAGGTATAACAACACTTAGACTAGGGGGTACATTTAACTCTTGAGATTTAGTACTTTGTAGAGTATCGTAACTAAATTCTTGCATAGCTCTTTTTGCATGGAATATTATATCTGTTCTCTTTGCACTAGGTATAAGTTTTCCGTTTCCAACGTAAGCTACTATAAAATTATTTATTATTTCAGATAAAGCAGTATAAGCATAGCTATTGTAGTTTTCTTCAACAACATTTCCAATAGCATCTCTATTTCCATAGTTACCACCGTCTAATCTTTTCAGTTGAACAACTACACTAGTGTTTAAAGCAATTGCTGCTGTTATAGTTATAGTATTACCTATAACAGTAAAAGCATTAATATACTCTGTATAGGTTAAAACCCCTGGTGCTGCTGTATATAGTTTAAAATTGTTTAAAGCGTAATTTATATCTAATGGGTTCCACGCATCTGTGCCCCCAAAAACTAATTCAGTATCAAAAGTAGTTGTAAAAGCTTGTCCACCTAAAGCTGTTGCTGCTAGGAATTTTTGAGAACCTGCGTAATATTGTTCATTAGTTTCTGTTATAAGTCCCATTTATTAACTTTTTTGATTTATTTCTTCTTGTTGTATTTGTTGCGCTGCTGCTTGAACAATTTGAGGATCTCTTATAACTATACCGGCATAAAGTAATATTTTTAATATAACGCTTGTTTGCTCTGTAGAAGACAACTCAAAATTAACTGAGCCTTGTCCAGGCAAAGGGTTAAATAAGTAGCTACTCCCGGGTCCAGCAGTAAAAGCCCATTGAACATTTAATGGTTTTCTTAAAAAATCTACAGATACAGTATTAGCAGCTATAGTAGTAGGTCTTATAAATAATTTATTATTTTCATACAAATACGTAGGAAATGCTAGCGTAGATGCGGTAAGATTTGATCTTTGTATATTATAAAATTCGTTTCTTGGAAGTCTTTGAAGTTCTATAGGTAAACCTATGGTTGGTTGATATATTACAGTTCCTAATTTATAAAAACCAGCTTGGCCCGTAGTTAATGGAGCTAATTGATTGTATATAATTGTAGTACCATATAAATCAATTGTTGGTAAATCCCAGTAGGGATTATTTGCTATTGTTGTATTAAGCGTTGCATTACCTGTAGTTTTGAATATAGATATTTTTTCATCTATAGACATTTGTCTATCAGCATAATCAACATCTGCTTGTGGCACTCGTAGCTGTTGGTTTAAGTCTTCGAAATATTGTTCGAATATATCTAACTGAACTTGAGTAGCTATCCTGTTAAATTCGGGTGGCGTCATATAACCTCGCTGTTCTTTGTTTAGTATTAACAAAACAGTTTTATATACTGTATCTACGTTTATTGCCATTTTTTTTATTTATTATAATATAGGCCCGAGTTAACGAGCCCTATATTAATATTACATGTTAATTCAAATTTTTCTCTATAGATCTGAAAACTTCTACACCTTCGTCGGTTTTAAAGTAAGCAGCCATTGCAGAGTAAGGATTTTCATCGAAAGGAACTGTCATTAGTTTTCTTCCATTTGATCCCCATAAAAATGTTCTTTGATCTTGAGAAAGTGATATAATTCCTGCTTCAGCAGCTCTAATAGCTGTATTTCTAAGCTGAACGTTATCATCATTAGCTAAATCAATAAGTAACCTAGGGTTTGTTTTAGCAAACAAAAGTAAATCTCTTCTAATCTCTTTAGAGGTCATAGAGTTGACTGATGATCCTAGTTCTACTCTCATTATAGCTTCTGCTTGATCAATTTCCATTTCTCTAGCAAATACTAAAGCATCTATTTGCAAGTCTAGTTCTTCTAAATCATCTTCAGCTTCTTCTACTGCGCTAAACTCTTCGTATAATTTACCTTTTAAAGGGTGAAAAATTGAAAGTAGTTTTTGTAAGTTTTGTTGCTGTTTAGATACTTTTAAATCACCATTGGCAAATTGTATATGCCCTAATGTGCATTCTCCTTTTTGTTCATCTACTAGCGGAGATTCTTGGTTAGTAGCGTATCTTATTTCTCTTTGTTTACCATTTTCTTCGTCGAAATAAAGTAGCGAATGCTTTTTAGTGTGACGACATGGTATAGTTAGAGTTAAAGGGCTTTTGTTATCCGTTAAATAATAAATCCTGTCCTTGATTTCCCAAGTTGGTTTAATTGGTTTAGCAGCCTTTATAGGTTGTGCTTTAACTTGAGGTGCTACCTCAACTTTTTTAGCTTGTGCTTTTGTAGCCATAATATGATATAATATAAATGTTTATTTAATGACAATAGCCTGTTACTATAATATATACTAGCTAATGTCACATAAGAGTAATAGTTACCCCCGTCGTTTAAACGAGGGTAAGAATTACATTAATTTTGAATCTTTTAGATTCCTTTGAATAATACAAAGTTGTTAGCAGCTTGAGTTACTAAACATCTTTCAGATAGGAAGTTTACTTCCATTGCATCTAAAGTTGATGTTGAAGCTCCACCAGCAGAACCAGTTAACCAAGATTTCATACGTCTATCATCAGATGCAGACGCTCTATATCTTACGTGTAAGAAAGGTCTTCTAATGTTAGTTCCTAAAATTTGGTCATATACTGTAGATGTTCCAGCAGGTACTAATACTCCTTCAATAGAAGAGATACCGTTTAAAGCTCCACGTGTAGACGCATCGTTTAAGTATTTCCAGTCAGTTTTGTAGAAGTCATAAGAACCTCTTCTAAATCCTGAGAAACCTAAGTTCAAAGCCATTTCTTCTGAGTTCTCGAATAAACCAAAAGCAGTACCTCCAGCAAATCCACCAGAAATTGCAGCTAACATATCGTCAAAATCTAAAGACGTTTGTCTTTGTAAAAATAACATGTTTTCTTCAATAGCTCCTTGTGTATCTAAGTTCTTTAAGATAGCATCAAATTCGTCTAATCCAGCAGCAGCAGTAAATCCTACTTCTACGTTTCCACGAGTTTGAATAGCAGCGAATAAACCTTGTGTTCCAGGGTTTGTTGCAAGAGTTGCAGCATTCTGATTAAACTCACCTTCTACCATACTCATTTCTAAATAGTCTTCAAAACGTAATCTTGTTTCAGATTCAGCTTTTAAATACCATAAGTATCCAGATGTTCCATCTTCAGTTGCAACTTCCACCCATCCAATTTGTGACATGTCAGAACCAGAAATAGTATACTGAGATCTTAAAATAATAGGAGAGTTAGAATATTGTGTAAAGTTAGGACTAACAGAAACTCTTGTGTTAGCTGCTTGAGCACCTGCAACGCCTGTACCTGTAGCTATTTGAGAACCTTTTCCGTAGTCAGAACCATATACAAATATTTTTAATCCTGCGTTAGCAGCACCAAAAGTAGCTACAATTGTAGCAGCGCTATAAGGTTGAACTACAAGAGCTCCAGTAGCTGTGTTAGAAGCTGTTACTAAAGCTTTTGCCTCGTTTCCAGTAACTGGATCAAGAATAACGATAGTATCATTTAAAGATATAACATTGATAATACTCGCCGCTACCGGGATAGTAAGGTTGTTAGCTGTTGCTCCTGCTGCTCCAGTTAAAACGTTGTTGTAAGAAATGTGTAATCTATTTTGCTCAGACCAAATAACTTGATCAGAAGTCATTGGCATTTCTGCGCCAACCATTCTTAAGAAACCAGATAACGTCCTGTTTCCATAGCGCTCTACTTCTTGTTCATAAATTTCAGGTAAATACTGTTGTGCAAAGTTGTTTGCACCAGCACCAGCTCCGTTAAACTGGAGGTAGTTACTGTTTAATAATTGTTGTCCTTGTGATGGGACAATCGATCCAAATTGTGGAGTTAAAGCCATAATAATTGTTTTTTAGTTAAATTTTTTGTTTTTAATACTTAGTTTTGAAGAATCAGGACTACTAATTGATTTAACTTTCCACCCATTTACAAATTCCGAACCAGTAGATGTTTTTCTTGGCTCTGTTGTAATGTTTTTTGATTTAGCTATAACATCTTTAACTTGATCAGCTTTACCCTGTTCGTAAAAATGTTGAGCTATTGTGTCAGCGTTTCTAGCAGCATACAAAGCTTTGTGGTAACCTTTCGCATCAGCTATTTCTCCTTCTTTGTTTAGGAACTTCCCAATAAAGTTAGTAATATCTGATTGTTGCTCAGCTACCGCTGAAGGATTTTTAACACCATATCTAAATTTTTTTTCTCCTACGTTGAAATCAAAACCTTTGAAATCGTCATTGAAAAGTTTGCTAGTGGCATTTTTAAAATTCTTCTGTTTGACAATGTTTACTTCCTGCTCTTCGTTATATCGGCTAAAAAAGTCAGTTGCTTTCTGTTGGTCTTGAGTTACGCCTGGTCTCAACTTGATCTCATCGTAGTACTTACTCTTAGTTTCCTCTAAAAAGTTTCTAGCTTTATTAACTTCTTCTTTAAACGCAATTTTTTTCTTGCGTATATCTCTTTCCTCATCTAAATCTTCGTCATATTCATAATCTTCTAAGATTATACTCATGTCTTCATTATCTAAATAAGGTTTTGTTTTTTTATAATACTCTTTTAATAGTTGAGTTTCATCAATTGCAGAGTAATCAGCGTTTAATCTAACATAATCTTCAACTGTTCCACCAGTGTCTTCCATGAAGTTTACTAGCTTCTCAACATTTTCTGGTAGTTTTCTACCTAAGATTTTTTCATCTCTTACAGCTTCTTGAGCTTCTTTAGTTACCTGTTTTACTTCTTCGTTTGTTACTTCTTGTAAAGGCGCAAACTTGGTAACAACATCCTTAGCGGACCCTTCGTCTCCTTGTCCCACTTCTTGCAATCCCACTTCGGGTTGTTCTGTGAGTAACACAGGGCTCTCTGTTTTTTGCTCTTGAATGGCATTTTTTTCGGGGTTTAACGTGTCATTAGGGATTACTACTTTAGTAACTTCTTCTTTCTTTTCTAACTCAGGTTCTTTTATACTGACCTTTGTTACAGCCGGAGCTTCTTGATTTAACTGTTTAGGTTTAGTGCTTTTTCCTTTTAAAGAAAACTCACCTTCCTGTTTAGTTGCTTCTTCCATAATATAATATAATTAAATAGTTAATTTTGATAATACTAGAAATTTTCTAGTCCGAAACCTCCGAGGGTATCATTTCCGGATGACTCAAAGTTTGTTGGTAATGAATCATTTTGCCTTTGTGATATCAACTCAGATTGTTGAGTTGCTTGTATTTTAGTTCTTTCGTCTTTTCTGTCTTCTATTTCTTTTTCCTTAGATCCTTCAGCGTTTGCTTTTATCTGAGCTAGTTGCATACTGTAATTAAACTCTTCAGCCATCAATTGCTTCTTTATTTCAGCTTCCATTTGAAGTCTCTGCATAACAAACTGTGACTTTCCTTGTTCAAACTGCAGATTGCTTTCTGTTAAAGCTTGTTGCTTTTGAACTTCTGACATAGCTGCTTGTTCCGCTTGTTGAGCATTTGCTTGTGCTTGTGCTTGTATGTTTTGAAGACTTTGCTGTTGCATAGCTTCTGCTTTTCTTTTTCGCTTAACTTTAAGCATTTGATTGGCTAGTTTCATATTAGATATGTCTCTTATATCTATTACATCTTCTAGATCAATACCACCTGTTTTTAAAGCTATTTGAATGTTTTGTTCTAAAGCTTGTTTATCTTCTTCTTCTGGTTCTAAATCAAGGAATATACCAAATTCATGTAAATTTAATGATTCAATCTGCTGTAAAGTATCTACGTTAAAAGAACTTATAGAATTCATTAAAGCGTTTCTAGTTAAAGGAAATGCTATCATATCCGCCGCTCTTAAGCTAATGTTCTCTGCTGTTTTTGTAGTTATATACATTAATGATTGTAAGATATGTTTAGTAGCTACATTAGAATTAGCTGCTGCTAATTTTTGTAAACCTACAAGAGAGTCTTTAGCTGGTTGACTGCCATCTCTAGCTTCGTTTAATCCAGTTACGTCCCTAATCATTTGAAGATAATACTGGTAAGTAGTTATAAGCGCTTGTATTTTATTTATACCAGAAGAACTTTGTAATTCTTGGATTGGTATCTTAGCTCTATTTGGATCACCATCTTGAGTTAAAGATCTACCAACTATACTACCAGTTTGGAAGTACATATTTAAAGCCTCTTGAGCATTATAATTTGTACCATTTCCTAAATCAACTTCAGCTAAACCATCAACGTCTACAAATACACCATCAGGAACTAACTTTTGCAGAACTTGTTGTATTTTCAGGTGTGTTATCTGAATCATATCTGCAAAACTTATAGTTTTACTAACTATAGATTCTATACGACCTTGATACATTCTAGGCGCAGATATACTATAATTCATAGCAACTTTTGTTTGGTCGCTGTATGGTCTTGTCATGTTTTCAGCCAACTCCCACTTAAGCATCTGCTCGTGTCCTAATATCTTAGCTCCACTGTATAAAACCTCTATTGATCTACTTACTGTATTAAAGTTATCGTTTTCTGGTGGATTATAAGTGTCTGGCTTTTGAAGAGACTTTTCTAAACCTTGATCTGTTTGCTTAATCTTCCAAACTTGATCTGAGTATGTTTTATATTCAAAATAAAGAACTTGAACATTACTAGTATCATTATCTTGACCTCTAGGTGTTCTAGTATAATTTATATCTCCAGGGTATTTTTGTATTTTTTCTAATTCACTGTCAGTTAAATCAGGAAATTCTTTCTTTAACTCTTGTAAACTTATGCTTTTAACTTCACCTACATAATATATATCTTCAAAATTAGGGTCTTCTGTATAAGAATATATAATATCAACTGGATCTACATAATCTACAGTGATTCCGTTAGCTAAATTAAAACCAGTTTTGCTACAAGCAATACCTAAAACTGTTAAATCGTATGCTATTCTTTTCTTTGTTTGCTCGTATTTATTAAAGCTAAAAACGTTTTCAATTAACTCTTCTTCAGCTATTTCTATAGCTTGCTTGTAGTTTAATTGCATGTGTAAATCTAACTCGTTTTTATCTCTAGGTAATTCCTCTATAGGAATACTAGTTCTTTTTAAGTCAATACCTACGTTTTGGTTTGTTTCCTGTATTAGTTCGCTAGCAAAAGCATCTTGGGCTATAGCTGTTGCGTGATCAGTTCTTTGCTTAACGGCAAAAGGATCTGAAGCATAAGATCTTATTTTATAACCTTTATCAGTCATACCATTTACAACGATATCAACAAACTTAGATAAAACAGCAATAGGCTTCCAATCTAAATTAAGATAAGACAAATCACCATTTATAGATAACTCGTCTTTATATTTTCTAACTGACTGTTCTCCTCTAGCGTACAGTCTTAAATTGTGGAAGTATTGCCAATTACTAGCAAATCGACCTCCAGAAGCTCCTCCTATATCTCCTCTAAACCATTCGTTCTCTATTGCTCTTCCTACAGCGTGACCGTATTCGTAGCTTTGTTTCTCTTCATCAGAAACTACCTGGCTTGGAAAAGTGCTATTTGAATTTGTATAAATCATTTATCTTATTATTTTTGAGAACTCTCCTTTGTTATCGTATTTTTTAAACCCTAATGGTGTAACTGTTTTAACTTGCTTGAAAACCGGGGTGTACCTATTCTTGTTACAAGCCATTAAAGCTAAACCAGAACTTATGGAAGCATCATGACTAGTCCTATTATTTATGTTGAACCTAGCCCAGTCTTCTAATGTTCTTTGGAAGTACATATTGCCATAACCTTCTTCTGTTTTACCAACATGAGAATTTATATATGTTTCTATTGCTGAAGCGTGAGCTTGTTTTATATCTTCACTAGAGTTAGGTATTCCACCTATCTCTTTTTCTGTTACTGATAATTTATTCCAAACCTTATCAGGTCTATTCATTGAAAAACCTCTATAACCTCTTCTCTTAAAGTGATATAGTAATCTAGGTTTATTGTTTTCACATAATATAGGCATACCGTAAAACACGCAAGCCATTAACACCTCTTCAAAAAATATCTCAGCAGTTTGAGGTCTAGCTATATATTCTAAAAAAAATTGATTAGGTGGAACATCTTCCATACTAAATTTAGTTAAACCGTGCAAAGCGCCATTAGATCCTCTTCCATCAACTGTGCCTGATATATCGTAACTGTCACATCCAAAAGCTCCACAGTGTTCATTTGCTGGGTATTTACTCCCATTTCTTACTATCACACGATTTTGCAGATTAACAGGTGGAACCCAAGATATTTTAAATCTACCATCTTTATTTGGTATAAATATAACGTGTGAATCTAACTTACCATCATGCCATTGAAAGCTACCTGTAGTAACTATTGATGTGTTTCTAAGGTCTACGTTGTAATCTATTTGTTCGTATATTTTCGCCAGGTTAAATAAAGACTCTTTAGCTTCGTCTCTGAATGCATGCTCTTCAGTTCTTGGAAATTGTCTATAAAATTCATTTAACCCGTCTTGATCATCTTTTAATCCTTCTACTTCATTCTTCCAAAACTCTACAACACCTAGTGTTATTTTATCCCCGAATACATCTAGAACTTCTTTTTTTGGTGTATCGAATACAGGAAACCCATAAGAATCAATGTATCCTTCGTAGTTCCATTCCATAGGAATGAACAGAGAATAGAGTCCTGAGCTAGTCTGCCCGTTGCGGTTTCTCTTTGTAACGTCTGATCCATGGTATAGTTTTTTAAAGTTTTCACCTCCTTTATCTAAAGCATTTGATGTTGATCCCATCATACACTTTCCAATAATTCTAGAACCTAATCTTAAAGTTGTTTTGGTAACCCTCCAGTTATTGAGGATGTTGTTCGGCCTTTCCCACTTCCCACTCTCATCGTGGACGAGGAGTTTGAGTTTCTCTCCATCGTACGCATTATCACCCGTGTTTTTCCAATCGATTGTTGTATCCAATCCCGTGAGTGTCTCAATCTGTGTTTTTGAATCGAGTCCTCTACGGGTAAGCTTGGATGCGGGGACACGATACGCGAGTTCCGTTTTTGGCCTGTCCATCCCGTCTTGTATTGGTTTAAAGAAAAAGGGGTAGTTAACACTAATGGGTACAACTTTATCTGTGAACATTTTTTTCGCATCGGCTCCAGATTTGGACAATATCCCAAACCGTGAGTCGCTTGATATAGTGGCCATGTTGACTGCCTCCCCAGACGCCATGAATGAAAATCCCGAACGCCTATTCTTGAGATATGACATACCATAACATCTCTTGTCTGCTTTGCAAGCTTCCCAGAATAAATAGAATAATCTATTGGACTCTCTAAAGTCCGGCTTCCCAATATCAATCTTGGACCATTGCAGGTACATGTACTGAGTACCAGTAATATAAGTAGGCTTGTCTTTGTTAAAAAACCAATAACCTTTTTCACGCCTTTGAAATTCTTCTTCAATATAGTCATACCATTCTTCTTTAAATTGTTCAGAGTAATTCTTCCAATCAAAAACAGTTTTAATATTCTTTAATTCTTTAGGATACTCAGCAGCTTTCCATCTGTTACCTTCGTTTTTTACCACATCAGTAGCTTTTGGTAAAGCTATTATTAGATTTTGTATTTCATAAATCTCTCCTATCTCCCCGGTTTTACTAATAACCACCATATCATGATCTTCATCATAACCGTATTTCCACTTCTTAAACTTATTGTTTCTATTTAAGATCTTGGTTTTAACGTGGTTAGGTAAAATTTTGTATAATGACTGCTTGTACATTACTTAGATCTACCTTCAGCAAACCCTTTAAAAGCTTTTTCTTCTTTAGCTCCTTTAGGTTTCTCGTTAAGAATATTGTCTTCTTCATCTATACGTTTAAGTATTTCAAAAGCATCAAATATTGCTAATTTTTTAGTGGCAGCTGCGTTTTTAAGCTTGTCTGCTGTTAAATCATCATCTGAATCTACGATAAGTTCTTTAGCTACTTTAACTAATTCAGCTATTGCGATGTGCCCAGCTTGGATTATACTCAACTTGGTTTCCTTGGTGTTCATATTTGATTACAATATCATTAGATTTCATACAGAAAACTCTTTGCTCGTCGACGATAAAATCCCATTCGCTGTTAGGAGTAAACCCTACAACATCTCCTGGGTTGATTTTAAGCGCTTCTAAGGACTTGTTACCATACTTTAGTATACCAATAAGCTTTTGCTCTTTATCGTTCGTTAGAATGTCTTCGTTTTTTAGAGGCATTACAAAACATCTGTCTCCAAATGATTTCCAATCCTCTGTATTTTTATACAAGTATATCTGATCTACAGCACAGAAATATAAATCATCTTTAAAATATGATCTACTATTTTTTTTAACACCTTTCATATCGTAGAATACTCTAAAAACATTGTGGTGTATTAATACTATATCTCCTTTTTGTATACTTGTTTTAAATGCTTTTGGTGTTTCTACTACAACTGCTAAATTGTTAACAGATTTAAAACTTTCTATTTTAGTATTTAAAACCAAAGTTTTGTCACCAATCTTTATCTCATTTTCATATCTATCACCAAGAGGTTTGATGATGAAGTCGTACAAGCTCTTCATTAATACTCTAAATCGTATTCAACAGATATTGCCATGTTAGAATTAAATTTTTTCCATGGCATTACCTCATCTTCTTTTTTAATGTATATACTGTAAGAGTTTGATTCTTGATCGTGTAGTATAGCTGTAATAGTATGTCCGCCATAAACGTTTTGCCCAACTGCGTAATGCATGGCATCGTTTTTATAGTCAGAACCTATACTGATCTTTCTTACAATAGAGCTCATTAAGCTTTTTCCAAAGTGCTTGCAGATTCATTTTTCTCAATAACAGTATAACTACCATCAGTTAGATCAATATTAACTTGACCATACTCTTGCTCTAGTTTTTTCTTAGTTGCTTCTAGAGCTTCTGATGCCTGAACTTGAATGTGCAGAGCTTCATGCTTTTTACTCTCAATAAAACCAACATCAATAAACGCTGCTTGCAATTTAGCTTGTTGGTCTTGAATTGTTTTTAACTGCTCTTCTGTAATTTTTGTTACTTCACTCATAATTTTAATTATATTTAATTTGATTTATATTTATATAGTTACTTGTTTTTTATTATTTACCCGCCACTAAGTTAGTAACAGTTGTTGCATTAGATAAAACATAATCTACAACTACTGGAAACCACTCTCCTTGAATAACGTTTGTAAAAGTAATAGCTTGAGTTACTGTTGGTAATCCAGGTGTTGCTACTATTCTAAACACTGCATTAGCATCACCGCCATCTACTGTAACTAAATCACCGTTTAAGTAACCAGTTCCTTGATCTATTATTTGAGTAATGCTAACAACTTGTCCGTTAACAGCTGTATATAATATATCCAAGCCATTACCGCTGCCGCCTATCATATCTGTGTTCTCGTCTACAACGTCTCCATATCCAGTTCCGCCAGACCCAGTATATCCAGGTGATGAAAAACCACTTATAACGCTTGGTCCTACAGTCCCAACTGGTATTACTTGAATATTACCAGGAGCACTAGTTCCTACATATATAATAGAACCGTCTAAGGAGTCAGCCGCGGTTAAATTAGCTGCTAAAACAGGAGTTACTGTTTTAATGTCATTTGTGATAAAATCAGGTTGATTTCCGAATTGTCCCATTTTATTTATTTATTTTTAATTATTGATTTTGCTTTTTCCCAAGTTCTTCCCACGAAATAAGCTCCGTAAACCGTAACCAATAATGTTTGAAATATTGGTATGTATTCTTTTGCTATTTTAAATTCACCTATGTTACCATCTGTAAAAGCCAACAAGCTAAATACAAATGTTAAAAACACTAGAACTAAAGGTCTAATGTTTTTAGCTAACCAACTGTCAGAATTCATATCTGCATTCCAACGGTCTGTTACTTGTTGCTGAGCATTATTGTCAGCTTCTTCAAGAATGATTTGAAGTTGTTTTTTTATTTCAAGCTTCTCTTCTTCAGTTGTTGTAAGCTTATCAATGACGTTACCAATCTCTTTGATAACACCACCTGTAAGCCATGCAAATATTTTTTTCATTTATTTATTTTTATTTCTACGATTATTTAATCTTGAACTACCTACTTGAATTTCTCCTCTAGGATATTCGTCATAACTTGAATTACCACTAGGCGTTAGAGTCACTCTGTTGTCACCTCCGCTATTGCCCTTTAATTTAGTGTAACGCATGTTTTTTCTTGAAACTTGAATATTGTCACTACTCCTCCCCGTATTAATGTTGTAATTTCCTTTTTCGTCAATACTTTTTATAGTACCACCTCCAAACTTATCTCCTTGTTTAGGCCATAGATTTAATTTCTCCATCATTTGATTTTTGTTAGCATTACCTATGCTGTCTCTTTCTATGTCTTTTTTGTACATGGATGTAACTATATCGTCTTTAAACTTATCCCCACTAGAAGTAGGAGCAGGAGTATTATTAACGTATTCTCCTCCAGGGGGAACATAGTTTTTACCTTTTTTTTCATCTGGTGATTGTAATAAAGCAGAAGGAACTCCTGCGCCTGTTTTTTGCATTGAACCTCGTCCAGCTTGTTTTTTTTGATTGTAAGCCATAATATTTATTTGTTTTTTGTTAAGTCTATATAAAAATGTGATAATTTTTTAACGGTAACAGTTTTATTTAAGTCACCAGTATATTCACATATCATTGTGTTTGAATCTTTTAAAATATACTTAATATCAACGTAGTACCCGTTATCTGGATTATGTAGTTTAGTTGTAAAGGTTTCTCCATTACTACTTACAATATACTCTTCTATAAAATCATTTTCAGAAAAGCTAGTGTTAAACACTTTAACTGGTTTAGATTCATCAGTTATGATAGTCATAACATATGAAGATGTTTCACTTACCCAAGAACCTTCCATTTTATTTATTTGGGCACTTAATAATAATGTTGATGTTAATAATAAGATTAATAGTAATTTTTTCATTTAATTAGATTTGATTTGTATACTTGTATTATTACGTGTATTTCAGCTTATTTGCCTTCCAAGCTTTCACCTCCCAAGGCAGTTTTTTATTTCCCTCATCCATTGTAGATCTTGGATATTTTTTACCTTTCCAGTAAACGAATTCATCATCGTAATCAAGGTCGCCGCTTTCCATTTGAGCTAAGTGAACTTTCTCGTGTCTAACTACATCTTCTCGCTCTAGTGCGTTTAAGTTTTTATCTACTATTATAGAACCATTTTTATTAGCTTGACCCATAACACCTTCGTCTGTATCCATTTGGTATATAGGAGTGTTGTCAATAGATAACTTACCCATTTTCATTTTATAAGCCATATTACTTTATAGGTGTTTCTATTACGTATTTAGCTCCAGGAAAAATATAGTCGTGTCCCGGATACATTGTTTTCGCATACCCATTATTGTCAACACCTAAAACTTTAAACTCTACTCCTTTCATTGTAATCTTATTTCCCATAACCTTGTTTTGAGAATTATTTACGTCAGGGCTATTTTTTAAGTATCCAGTTTTTGTTGTCTTCATAAAGATAATTTAAAAATACCACAGAATTTTTAGGCTCTGTGGATATTTAATTAATTAGGCAGTCCAAGCATTTTGTGTATATGTCACATATGTTTGAGACGTAGTCACTACTTGTCTACCAGAACCAGTTTGTGCTGCTGGAGCTTGTAATACAAGTACAGGCGAGCCTACAGTAGATACAATACCTCCTGGATTAGCTCCCATAGCTTTGTAGATTGCTTCTACTACAGAGTTATTAGCTACACCTGCTGCTAACGCTACAGAGTGAGTGATAACCCACTTTGCAGTTGCGCTAGTGTTTAATTGAATAGTTGTTGCAGTTCCACCTCCGTTAGTTGTTACCGCTGCGATTTGATCAATCGCGATTAATACTGTTGGCTGGTTTGCAGCAGCAGTACAGTTAAATTTAATAAATTTTGCCATTTTTGTTAGTGTTAGTGTTAAGTTAGTGTGTGGCGTTTTTGAGTTTTATCACAGATCTCTACTGTTTTATTAGCTCATGTTAGAATCTGAAGAGTAAGCTCCTTTGCCTTTGCTCTTTTCCATTCCTTTTGACTCGTCTCTACGATCTTTTAAAGATTGAGAATTTTTACCGTCTTTTGCTCCTAAAGTTTCGTCTAGTCTATCGTTATAACCTTGTTGTTGTAAAGGAGAACTTGAAGGCATATAACTTTGAGAATGTCTCGACATCCAAGAACCGGATGCTCTAGAAGCTATAGGATTATCACTTAGTAAGTTTTTCTTTTCTTGTTTATTAGATTCATAACCTTTGTTTTGATTATACAAAGGAGATTTTTTCATCATAATACCTGATTCTCCAGCTGCTACTTCTAATTCTTTTTTCTTTTCGTATTTAGCTGCTTTTTTATCTCCGCTTTTATAGTCAGCGATAGCGTTTCTAGCGTAGTCTTGTTCTACTTTTTGTTTTGATTTTTTTAAAGGTGACTTTTTCATTTTTGTTTATATTTATTTATTATTTAACATTTCCATCTTCTTCTTGCAGCTAATCCTCTCTCACCTTTCCATCCTTTGGACCTAGCGCAAAAAGATTTTCTTCTGCCGGCAGCTTTACTACCTTTTTTAACTTTACCTGTTACAGCTGTTTTAAGTTTACTTCCAGGGTTTTGTTTTCTGTACTTTTTTACTCCAGCAGATGTCATACCAGCTCCTTCTCCAGTTGTTCGAAAGTTTCGACCTTTTCCTTTAGTTGTTTTACGAACTCTTAGGAAAGGTGATGAGTCTGGCTGAATATATGGCATGTTACTTTTTTTTCTTTAAATGAATCCATTTATGTACTGTATAACCTATAGTTATCAGTAATAGCATAATTTTTAATAAACTATCTATATGTGTCATAGTTATAGCCATAGTGCCTACACTGAGTGTGTATAATTTGATATCCTCAAAGTTCATTACATTTGACCTTTAGCTCGTTGAGTAATAGGTAGCCTGTAAGAATCACATCCACAGCTAGCTTTAGATATTTCCATACCATAAGTTCCTGAACTAGATCCTTTTCCCATTGGAAAACCTGTTGTATTCAACGGTCCATCCCAAACAGCGTTCTCACCTATTTGCCCTTGTAATTGTGCTTTGCCAAACATTGCTTTTTTATCTTTCATAGTGTATATTTTAAAATTGTTCGAAATCTTCTTGTTGCACACCAGGTTCTCCATTATAATCTGGATCCATCTTGTAAAGAGGAGCAGGTAGTGATTGCCCACCAAAAACACTCTGACCAATTTGCTGTTGAGGTTGAGTTATAAAATTTTGAGGACGTCCGCCTTGCATATTAGCTGGCATTTGTTGCTGAGGGTTTGCCATTGGCATACCTGTCATTGGATCTATTTGTTGTGTCATATTATCTACTTTTATCTTTGTTAACATTATCTATAGCCACTGTCAATACTTTATCAGTATATGAATTACCAGCTATAATTTTATTGAATCTTTTAGTTGTTGGTATATCTTCTTGTCCAAGCATAATTCTATACATTCTAGCTATAAGTTGTTTACACTTAAAGCTTACTTTGTATATATTATATTTCTGAGTAGTTCTGTTTCTATTACGCCACACAACTATCCAGCCTTCTTGCAATAATCTATTCCATCTTCTGTTGTCCCAACTATAAGAATAACTACCCATTTTGAAATCTTGTTTTGTGAAAAACTCCATACAATCAAAGTAGATTAACAATTCTAAATCAGCATCATTAAGATCGTTGTTTTTACAAGCCCATCTTCTTATTATTCTGTAGTGCTTTAGCAGGTTTAAATCTTTTATATCCCTTGCATCTAGCTTTCTCATAGAACAACAACTACATCTTGTAATTTTATAACATGATAAGTTTCTTTATTTACTTCAATCTTATGTCCCGCATGCCTATCAAAAAATATTTTACCATTATCCTTTAAGCCAGTTGCAGCAGCTTCATCACCTAGTGAAACTATAGTAGCTTCAGTGTATCTAATATCTTCTCTTTGAGTTTCTGCAAGTAAGAGACCACCTTTTGTAGTGGTAGTCCCTTCTTTTAGTTTTCTTATAATTATATTTCTACCTACTGCTTTCATCGATTCTCAAATTATTGATTACACAATCTGTTGATAAAATAGTAGTAGCTACTGAAGCTGCATTTACTAACGCGCTTTTTGTAACAAGTAAGGGATCGATAATACCTGATTTAATCATATTCACCATTTTCCCTGTAACCACATTAAGACCTTTTCCTTTACCTTTTGGAAATTCATAGTTGTTTATACCAGCGTTTTCTAGTATTGTCTTAAAAGGCGCTCTAACGGCTTCTAGCAATAATGTCTCACCCTCTGATTTAGCAGCTATTTTTTCCGATGCATTTAATAAAGCAATTCCTCCACCAGGTACAATACCTTCTTTGATTGCTGCTTTAGTAGCGCAGATAGCATCTTCAACTCTATCTGTTTTTTCTTTTAATTCAATATCAGAGTTAGCACCAACTTTAACGATAGCTATTTTAGCGGCTAGCATTGCTAGTCTTTTCTCTAACTTGATTATTTGATAAGCTTGTAAATTATCTTTAGATAATTCATCTTTAATTCCTTTGATTATGTCAAGTATCTCTTCAGATGCTTCACCAACCTGTATTACAGTCTCTTCGTGAGAAGTAACACTTTTTAAGCAATATCCTAGGTGTTCTACTTGGATCATATCCATATCGTCTCCTAAGTCTTCATTTATAATTGTAGCACCTGTTAGTAAAGATAAGTCATCTAAAACTTCTTTCTTACTAATTCCAAATGTGGGTGCATCGATAACGTTTACCTTTATGTTACCCTTCATTTTGTTCATAGCTAGAGCAGATAAAACACCTTGATCTAAATCGCCTATAATAAGCAAAGGTTTATTGTTTTTTATTACGTACTCTAACACTGATTGTATTTGTCTGATAGTATCTACTGGAGATTCTATTAATAATACTAAAGGGTTTTCAAGTTCAGCGGTTTTTGACTGAAGGTTTGTAACGAAATGAGAGTTTGTCAGTCCTTTATTATACTGAACACCATCAACGACTTCAACTTCTGTTTTACCATTAGCCGACGTTTCCATCATTACTACACCTGTGTTATCCACTGCTCTAAAAGCATCTGCTATAATTTTACCAAGTTCAGGATCGTTGTTAGTAGATATTGTAGCTATTTGATCTATCATGTTACCTTTCACCGGCACTGAAGTTAGCTCTAAAAATTTAACTACTTTTTCAACAGCAGAATTAATCCCGTCTTTTAATTCTCTTAAATTTGTTTTGTTAGAAACCTTGTAAGCTTCTTCCAGTATTGAATGAGCTAGAACTGTAGCTGTAGTGGTACCATCACCCGCTTCTCTAACTGTTTTTCTTGCAGCTTCTTTTAAAAGTGTAGCTCCCATGTTTTCTACTGGGTCTCGCAAGATTATTGAATCAGCCACCGTTACACCATCTTTTGTGATAATAGGCATTCCTGATCCATCTTCTAGTAACACGCGTTTACCACTAGCTCCTAACGTAGAACTAACGGCTTTCGTGAGTTGTTGTATTCCTTTAAACACTTTCACTCTGGCATCTTCACCAAAGCTAAGATTCTTAACTATTGCATCTGACATAAAATAATTTGATTTGATTTAACTTACACCTTTATGGTATATTAGTATCATTACTTATTTTATGTGATTTTTACTTTTTTTATTCTACTAAAGGTACTGGTTCCCCAATTGTTAAAGTAATAGAAGTTGGGTTTATAAGACTTTCTATTTGGCTAGCTATACTAGTTTCAATAGAAGCAACTTGCTCTTCGCCCATAGCTGCTTGAGTCCACTCAACAACTATTTCATTAGTTAAGTCTTCAAATGGTATAAATGTACCTTCTGGATTCCAAGGCACGTTTTGAGTACCAATACTAGTAGCTGAATAAGCTACGCCGTCTGGCTTTAACTCATCTGAAACACCTGTCACTATCCAGTGAACGTTATATACTACATCTACTTCTCCGTCCTCTAAAGGGCGGGCATCTACTGTTTTGCAATTCCAATCGTAATTAATCATAATTTTTGTTTCTATTGTTAATAATATTCTGTAATGAAAATGTATCTGTACTTAAGACTGAACCACAAGCCATTATTTTTCTAGTTTTTCTAATCTAGCCTCTAATTCAGCTATCTTAGCGATTAATAAATCTATATAAGCCACAGACTTCATTCCTTCGTCATCTGTTCTTACAAACTCAGGATGAACTTCCTCTAACTCTTGCGCTATTACACCATATCTACTTTGACCTTCTTCTGAATTCATTTCAAAAGTTTTCCAATTAACGTCTATATGATTATTATTAACTTCTTCTACATTGTTCTTTAATCTCTTATCTGAACTTAGTATAAAGTTGGTTGCGGTTACTGTAGAGGTAAATCTACCATTTCCTGTTACATCTAAATTATAAGAAGGATTGGCTGTATTAATTCCTACGTTACTATTTTTTACAACAATAACATCATCAGTATTAGCCGAACAAAAAGACATGTAAGGACCTCCTGTTGAAGTACTCTTTGCCTTAATACCCATGTCAAATGCAGTATTATTACTCGCACCCATCTTTAGTGCATAAGCACTTTGATTCGCTGCATAAGATATAGGTGTTGCATACACAGTTCCTTGAACTTCAAGTTTCTCTAAAGGACTAGTCGTTCCGATACCTACGTTATTTCCTGATCCGAATATTAAATCAGCATCATTTTGCCTTATCTTAAAGTTACCACTAGCATCAGACCCAAAACCACCACCTGTTCCTGCTGTGTAGTAGTATTTTTCTGCACTAATAAGAGTATTTCCATCTACGTGTAGCTTCTCACTTGGACTAGCCGTACCTATACCGACGTAGCCTGAAGAGTCGATACGCATTAATTCATTACGAGTAGAGCTTCCATAAAGACTATTTGTAAATATAAATTCAGCAGTATTTGTATTTATATTTCCTGCGTTTGATGCAAAAAGTAATGATGCATTTCCACTACCTATAGGAGAAGATATTTCACTTCTTACACTAGCTCCATTTCCTGTCGAAATTGCACCCGCAACCTCTAACTTAGCACTAGGACTAGTTGTACCAATCCCGACGTTGCCATCACCTCTAACCAAAAATACTGTACCATTTGTATTTTTTACTTCTAAAATTTCTCTACTGTCAGAAGTAGTAGCCGATTCAAGAAGTAAAACATTTCCATTACCTGTTGTTTTTATTCTTGCTAAAGCTCCAGTTCCTTCAGCATAACCACCTTGAACATACAAGTGTTGTTGATTTAAAGTACTTGTTACGTCTAAGTTTGCTGTTGGACTAGTCGTTCCGATCCCGACGTTGCCGCCGGATTGAGCGTTTATATATAACGCACTAGAATCTAAGTATGTTGGTTTCCAAGTACTAGCTTGTCTACCATAAATAAGAGCATTAGTTCCGTCACTTCCCATCCAGATTCCAGGAACTGTTAGTGCTGTGGCTCCGGTAGTACCTTGTACGCCAATTCCACCACTTACAACGTGAAGAGCAGTTCCAGGACTAGTCGTTCCGATACCAACGTTACCGGCAGAAAGAATAGTCATTCTTGTGGAATTACTTGTTCCTAAAGTTATGTTGCCTGCTTCTCTATTATTTATAGTAAAATTATTTCCAGTTGAAACTAAAGCTGTTCCGTCAGATGCGGTAATTCCTGTTGTATCATTTGTAAATTTTAATTCAGAAGATGTTGTAGCGTCTATATGAAGACCTGTTCCACCTGATTGTAAAGCAGGACTAGTCGTCCCAATCCCTACGTTACCGCTTTCTGCTATAAATAATTTTGATTGGTCTTTGTGTGCTGGACCTGCAGCTGAATCTATACTTGTAGCATAGGCTGCATTACCAATACTATAACCTCCACCATTATAAGGTACACCTGCATACCATTCACTATCTGAAGTATCAGTAGCGTTTCTATGTGTTAAATAGACCCCTCTACCTCTTTCGTCATTATTTGTTTCAATTTCTAACACAGCTCCAACATAACCAGTTCCATTGCTCGTGTTTCCAACAAATTTAGAAACATTATAATTAGATGTACTAACCTGAAGTTTTTGAGATGGACTAGTAGTCCCGATCCCGACGTTGCCGCCGGATTGAGCGTTTATATATAACGCACTAGAATCTAAGTATGTTGGTTTCCAAGTACTAGCTTGTCTACCATAAATAAGAGCATTAGTTCCGTCACTTCCCATCCAGATTCCAGGAACTGTTAGTGCTGTGGCTCCGGTAGTACCTTGTACGCCAATTCCACCACTTACAACGTGAAGAGCAGTTCCAGGACTAGTCGTTCCGATACCAACGTTACCGGCAGAAAGAATAGTCATTCTTGTGGAATTACTTGTTCCTAAAGTTATGTTGCCTGCTTCTCTATTATTTATAGTAAAATTATTTCCAGTTGAAACTAAAGCTGTTCCGTCAGATGCGGTAATTCCTGTTGTATCATTTGTAAATTTTAATTCAGAAGATGTTGTAGCGTCTATATGAAGACCTGTTCCACCTGATTGTAAAGCAGGACTAGTCGTCCCAATCCCTACGTTACCGCTTTCTGCTATAAATAATTTTGATTGGTCTTTGTGTGCTGGACCTGCAGCTGAATCTATACTTGTAGCATAGGCTGCATTACCAATACTATAACCTCCACCATTATAAGGTACACCTGCATACCATTCACTATCTGAAGTATCAGTAGCGTTTCTATGTGTTAAATAGACCCCTCTACCTCTTTCGTCATTATTTGTTTCAATTTCTAACACAGCTCCAACATAACCAGTTCCATTGCTCGTGTTTCCAACAAATTTAGAAACATTATAATTAGATGTACTAACCTGAAGTTTTTGAGATGGACTAGTCGTCCCGATCCCGACGTTACCTGGGTTTGAAAAGTAAGCGTGTGTGGTGCTTCCGTCTAAAGTTAAATAAGATACTGAAGCTCCAGAGCCATTATCGGATTCAAATATTATATCTTTATCATCTGCGTGGTTACTAATATATAGATTACCTACTGAATTTGCAATAACGCTATTTGTTCCGTTATGCTGAATTGTTAAATCATTGCTAGCGCCCCATTTTGCCGATACTTGATCTCCGTGTTGTGTGTGATCATTAAATTGTGTAACACCAGTCATAGTACCACCAGCTAGTGGTAGGTAAGGACCACCAATCACAGTTGAAGCGGCTACCCAAGTTGGTGGAGCATCTGCATTTGATTTTAATATTTGTCCAGATGTTCCGTAGGCTGAATTTGATGTTCCAAATGATAAACCTCCTTGTGCTGTAAAATACAACATTTGCTGTAAGTAAGGAGTTCTACCTTGCAGTCCAGTATAAAAAGCTAAACCGTTATGAGCACCGTTAGATATTTGTGAAATATTTTTAATACTAGCACCTATACCTCCTGTTGTAGAAGGGTCATTTACACCAAAATTTATTTCTCCATTTACAGCACCTGCTGTTGTTTGAGTATTTAATCCGCCTTGTATTTCAAAAGTAGCAAGGGCATTGTCTTTTTTAATATGTAATACACCAGAAGGATTAGTCGTCCCGATGCCGACGTTGCCTGAACTGGTTATTGCTAATCTTGTTAGAAATCCAGCTGTTACGTCATCAAACCTGAAGCTGCCGTCTGTTCCTATAAAAGTTCTATATATTCTGGCACCTGTACCTGTTGGTTCAAAACCTATGCCTGAACCATATGATCCCGTTGTCCCGCCTATTGATAATTTAGAACCGGGTGAAGTCGTCCCAATCCCGACGTTGCCGCCTGAGGTAATACGTATTCTTTCATTTGATGAACCATTTGTTGCAAAGGCTAATGCTTGGTTACTTTCTGAATTTATAGTATTAACACCTCCATCACTTTCTACAGTAAATCCAACACCATAACCCACGCTGTTATGAAGTTCAGCAACTTTACCTGTTGTCCCAGATAACCTTATATCTAACTTAACGCTAGGACTAGCCGTACCGATTCCAACGTTGCCGTTTGATTCAATAGTCATTCTTTCTGTTAGACTATTTGTATAAAACTTAATATCCGCAGAATTCATGAGTATTCTTGTGGTATCGTAATATGTTATTTGAGTACCAAGACTAGGATCTCCAATTTTCAAATCACCATACTGCCCATCTACTTCTAATTTTCCTCCAGGACTAGTCGTTCCTATACCAACGTTGCCGCTGGAGTCAATACGCATTTTTTCGTTACCACTTATACTAAATATATGTGTTAAAGCTTCAAGCCTTAGAGGTCTAAAAGTATTGTTGCTTCTTTTATACGATATAATTCTTGAACTTGAACTAATACTGTTATGAAATTCTAAGCCATCAGTACTTGAGTTACTTATAACAAGAGGTGCTTGAGGATTAGTCGTCCCAATCCCGACGTTGCCGGCAGAATCAATACGCATTCTTTCTGTTGCACTTGTGCCCGCTGTAACGCCTCTTGTTCCGAATGCTAAACTTGTATTGTAATTACTACTGTAATTACCAATAGCGTGTACATAAGCGCCAAGTTTGTTAGTGCCCAAGCTGTTTTTAGTGTTAAAACCTACACCCCATGTTTCACTTACCTCAGTAGCGTCTCCATTTGTTAATAATAAAAAATTACTATCAAGTGTTGTTGGGTCTGTACTACTACTGCTATCAAATATTTCTAGTTTAGAATCAGGACTAGTCGTTCCGATTCCTACCTTAGCGGAAAAATATGCGTTATTTAAAAATGGTATATATGCCATCTAAGATTTTATTAAGTTAATATTATATGTAACTAACGTAAGCCGTGTAGAAGCCAGCCGATGTGCTTACTACTGGTATAAATTTAAATTCTAAACTACCAGTTCCATTACCGGTTACTTCAGGATATACAATAAGGTTACTAGCTGTTTCTTTTACTGTTGCAATACAATTAGCAGCAAGTGCTCCTACACCAAACATAGTTACAATGTTTACCGTAAATGTAGTTTGCCCACCAGAGTCAACACCTCCTGTTAAAGCTATCTTTTTAGCATAAGGATTTGATTGAGGTTTTAATTGAACCCAACCATTCGTTGACACCGTAAAGTTTTCGCTGTCAAATCCAGATACACCCTTCTGCGTAGCTCCATCTGTTGCACCCGCGCCTGCTACATTGTCATCCGATTGTACAACCGTATAGTTGGATAAAGCAGGAGTAGAATTAGCAGCGATTGCGTTGTTAGCAAATATAAAGTCACCAGGTTCTAATGCTTCACCTAAGAAACTACCAGATACTGATACTACGAAGTAATCACCTTGATCTAAAGCAACATTACTAGCTCCCTCTAAAGCCGGAGAGTTTGTAGCTGCGTTATATGATCCTTGGAATACACCAACGCCTGCGACAAGTAATTCTACTTGAGCTAAGTTAACACCGTCAGTTCCAGCCGTACCTGTTGCAACACCCAACAACTTCGTGTTGTTCATGTTAAGTGGGCTGTTAAAACTGTTTTCGTTACCTGTAGAAGTTTGTTCTATTTCGCCTTCAACTGTTAAGTCGTTGGTTATAGTTACATTACTTGTTAAAGCAACTCTAAGTTCCGATGCGCTTATTCTAGTTAAAGCTATTTGACCAGTTGTTCCAGATATAGTTACATCATCGTTTGTGCCAGTGCTAGGGTCTAATCTAATAGCAGTACCAGTCGGTGCTGTAAGTAAGTCGTAAGTGGTGTCATCTGAAGCAGGTATGGTAACTGTTTTAGTATTAACGGCTGTTACGTGGCCAGTTGCGTTTGTAGTTACAGAATCAAGAGCCGTGAATGTAGAGCCGTACCCTGGAGTCGCTGTTGATGTTGTATTTGTTCTAGTTGTTGCATCGTGATTAACAATAGGCACTGGGCCTGTTTGATTTGTTACACTTATATAAGTACCACCTTGTACTTCAGTTATATCTCCAAATGGTATAGTTGCCCATTTATTGTTTTTAGTTAAAAACCTATCAGCAGCACTTGATGTACCGTCAACAGCTGTAAGATCTACCGTACCTACAGTTACATCTCCAATAGCCGAAGCATTATCGCTACCAAAAGCTACATAAGTACCACTTGTGTTTGTAAATGTCTCAACACCACTAGTAGCACCCACTTCAACCCAACCAGGATTACCTGATCCGTTATCTGACACGTACTGCTTTAGAGTATCAATACCAGTGTTGAAATATATTTGTCCTATAGAACTGTTTGCAGCTGAAGGGTCAGCACCTAGGTTTTGAATCCTGGCATTGTCAAGGGAGTTCTTATTAAGATCAACCGTGTTTAAAAAATTAATTGCCATGTTTTGTTAGTTTAGATATGCTTTACCGGCAAATCCTGCCGAAAATGTTATTATTACGTTATTATTGTCTGTATACTCGTACTGCCCTATGACTACAGTATTTGCTGTATCTACAACGGAAATAGATGGAAATTTTCCTAAGTTATGGCTTACGTTCCATACCGCAGCCGCTACTGCTTGTGTAAATATAAAAGTTGGTGCTACTTGTGATGAAAGCGTAAATACTGCAAAGTCATAGTATAATAAGTTTGTTAAGTTCCCGTTTCCTCCGATGTTGGTTAAATTTAATGTGTAGAAACCAGCAGCGCTAATAGTATAGCTGTTTATTAAGAAATGACCAAACGTACTTATATTGTTTTGTTCACTTATAAGTATACTGCTACCTACTAGGTAATTCATAAATGCAATAACATCTTGACCAGAAGCATCGGCTGTAGATAATTGCATTGTAGTTATAGATGTTATAGCAGAACCATCAGCTGGCCCAGAAAAATCACCAGCTCCTGGATTAACATCCACATACTTAAATACCATCTGAGCAGATATAGATATCTTACCCTTTATATTCAAATATCTAGCCACAGCTTCAGCCGTGTATTGCTTAGTAGATCTATTGACAGAGTCAGAGCCCACCCAAGCATCAGTGTCTTGAACTGTAATGTCGTATGGATACGAACTTATTCTTGCCATATTTTATATTTGTTAAACCGCAGTTACAATTAACGCTCCTGCATTTGATACTGTTATTTTAAAAACGCTGCCATCAGCTGACTTCATATGAAATCCGTCTTGGATCGTTGCATTTATTTCCAAAGTGTCTGCCAACTCATTACCTATTGTACTATTACCTAAAATACTAACAATTCCACCATTACTGCCATTGATATTCGTAGCAGATATAGTAGTACTTGAAATAATAGGTGCGTTTATGCTATTGCCTGTAAACCTAGTACTGTCTTCTGGACCAATATATACTATGCCATTGCTATCTTGTCTTATTACGGAATTTACTAATCCAGTAGCTGAAAATGCTGGTATAACATTAGTTGTACCTCCATTGTTTTGAACTACATCCGCTATAGATTGAACTGTAAAGTTCCTTGTTGGGTTGTCTAATACTGGATCTGCAGTAGTATATGTCTGTGTACCTACTATAAGATCTCCCAGTTTTGGTGTTATTATGGGATACGTTGAAGTTATTGCCATGTCGATGTTTTATTTATTGTTTTTCTCGGCTTTTGTACCGTCTTTTTTGCTCTTACTCTGTGTTCCTCCTCTATTGTGGGACGATAACACAAACTTGCTTGTATTATGGTCATAATCCTTGTCTAATAAAAACGCCACACCCTTATTCTTTATGGCTTTTCTTCTTTTCATCTGACTATCTGCTCTCTTAGCCTTCCTGTCGTCTGTATTAGCGCAAGCTAAATCCCTCACTGCCTTTGCTTTTGCAGCTTTAGGACTTAATTTCTGTTTCCCCATTTTAATTGTGGTGTTATATAGTATATATACTTACATGGAAAGAGTAAATCTTACAAATAACCAATAATGTGACATTAGCCCCCTACTATACCTATCTAGTAGCCTAGTGTCACACTTTTATATTGCGATAATTTTTCTGAAAAAATTTTTTTTGAGATGTAGGGAAGTTTAGTGTTACCCCCTAACTCTCTGACTTTCAACCAGTTACGAAACGCGTTTCAGTTTAGCGGGTCCCCCCTTTTTTTTACGTTTTGTTTCTATATATGCTTGGTTTCCAGCGCGTTACGCCTGTACTATTTATGTTTTTTATAGCAAACAACTAATTTTTTTGCAAAAAGAATACGACTTTGCCCAGATAATATATATGTAACGACGATGCTGCTGCATCAATACAAGCTCAGCAACCTCTCGTCCTTGTCGCTTTCAAATAAAATACGGATATTATAAGATAATATATATGAATAATAATAATAATAATAATTAATCTAAAATTCAAGTTTATGAACAATCAAGTAGTAGTATTGGAATCTAAAAGATTCGTAGTAAGAAAGTCGTTGATCGGTAAAAACACAATAGTAAATGTAACGTTCAAGAATGGAACTGTAGCGAAGTACAATCACGACGCAGTGTATGAAGTTATGAAAGAGAAACTAAATGCAATGAACTGCTGGGAGAAGTACAAGTCATATACTTCATCAGTAAGTATGCCGGTTGCAACAAGATCACTACTTTTAACCAAGTAGTTCAGTAGAAATCCCCTACATATTAATCTTAAAATCAAATAACATGAAGAAAAGTAAACAAGATCAGTTACTGTCGAATCAAGTACACGCAGTAGTAATGGTAATTATAGTAATAATCCTAATAACAATAAACATATGATCTAAAACCTCTCGTCCTTAACAAGAACAGCCCAATTTTTTCAAATAAAATACGGACTTATAAAGATAATATAATTGAATCTAAAATATATAACTATGACCTTAACTGAATCTATTAAATTAACTATTAAACTGAATAAACAACTAAATAAACAGATCGATCTGATAACTAATACTGAATATTTAAACAGACAGTGCTCAATCGAATATTTACTTGAACAATTAAATAATATCTATCAAGAAGAATTGGAATTCCAACAAGAATTAAATAAATAACCTCTCGTCCTCAACAAGAACTGTGACATTAGCCCCTTACTAGTTATACTTAACTACCTAGTGTCACACTTTTTACGAAAAGAATACGATCACTCGTAGATAATATACATGTAGCCTGATACTTTTTAAGTAATCGGAAGAGTAGACTCCGCCCTACGCGAGACTTTCGCCACACTCTAAAGAATT